TCCGCTGAAGAAAAGAAGTCTATCGAACAAAGAAACGAAAAAGTTACTTCGCCTGAAGAATTAGTCAAGGCGTTTTCTGAAGATATAGAGGAGTTCTACCCAAATGGAAAACCACAGCACTAATTACCAATTATATTTGTTAGACAAACAATATAAGGAAAGCACAAACCTTATCAATTATATTGATGAGGCACAAAATTTTTATAATGGTATCCAATATCCGGACAAAAATTATAAAAATATGATTCGTGTTGTCCTCAACATTTGTTCTTTTGCTCCAAATATTAAAGCAAGTAAAGTGTGTGGAACACCTATTTATCTTACATATACAGCAGACAACCCAGATATTGACTGCACCAAATTAAGACAATTCGATGAATATAACTGTAATAAGATGCACCTTAAAGCATCTAACTTCCAAGCGGCCTTAAATGGTTATGTTAACGGAACTGAAGTTACATTTATTCGTTGGGATGAAGACGATACCTCTTATAAAGGCATTTATAAGGGTGGTTTAGTCGAAGAACACATTGATCTTCGTAATTTTGCAGTCGCAAATCCTTATGTTACTGATATTCAAAATCAAGCGTGGGTTATGTTCTGGGAAGATTTCTCAGTTGGTGCTATCAAAGAACTTGTTGAAGGCTCTAACAAGAAAGAAATCGAAGAAAAAAAGAAACTCATTGAACGTTCTTTCGGTGAAGATGACGATTACAAGCAAAGAGATGCAATAAATCACGCACTTTGCCCTGTTTATACGAGATTTTTCCGTGTTGATGGCGAAGTTTACTTTATGGCTTCTACAAAAGATGTCGATTTATTCGCATTCCCACACCCATTATCACGTAAAGTATCTAAATCTATTATTAAAAAAGTAGTAGAAGAATATAAAAAGAGAATAGAAAACTCTGAAGCTAACGAAAATGGCGATTTAGTCGATGATTATAAGATTGACTACGAAGACATGATTATGTGTGCTAAAGAGTCCAAAGTTTTCTCTGATAAAGCATACAAAGACATTAAGGAAAAATTCTCTTTATACCCATTTGCAGTATTTAGACCATTCTTCCAAAATCGTTCTTTCTATGGAAGAAGTGATATTAAATCAATTATTCCAATTCAAAAAGCAATTAACTTCGGCATTTCTATGAACTTAAAATGTGCCGAAAATAACGCATATAACAAGATTTTAGTTAAACCTGAAGCATTACAAGGCCAAAAAATCTCTAATGAGCCGGGTCAAGTTCTTGTTGACTACTCTCCATTTAACAATCAATGGGGTATCAAAGCCCTTGAATCTCAACCAATGCCAAATGGCTTACTCGAATTTACCGATAAATTACTCGGTATGACAAGAATTATCTATGGATTTAACGATGTTATGGACGGTTCTGTCACAAATAAAGATATGTCGGGCTATATGCTCCAACAAATGATTAAGCAGTCCAACACATCTATCGAACAACAACAACAATTATTCTGGCTTTATAACGAAGAAAAAGCACAAATTCGTTTGATGTATTACAAGCACTACGTCAAGAAAGCCAAATATACATACGAACTTGATGATGCGACCTACGAGGGCGAAGAACAAGCAAGAAAGATGCTCTACAACAAACTCGTAAATGGTGGAACTCTCAAAGCAAATCCTAAAGCAACTTATAAAGATTTCGAAAAACCAACTCACAAAGTTAAAGTTCAAGAAATCGGTAATGACGAACTTTATGGAGTCAACTTCGATATTTCCATTGAAGCAATGCAAGGCTTAAGTGATTCCAAACTTGTTGAACAACAAATGTGGGATAACTTGATGATGAACGGCGGACTTCAAAACATTGATCCTGAAATTCTCGAAATGTATCTTGAATCAGCACCAAACGTCAGTCCAAGATTCAAAACCTCACTTAAACGTATCATTGAAAATCGTAAACATAGTGAAAATCAACTTCTTAGACAACAACTCAAGTCACTCGCAAGCGAAACACAACAAATTATGGACTATGCTAAGAAACTTGAAGCACAAGTTGGTTATCAATCTTCATATCTTAAAGCAATTAAGAATGAATTTACCAGTAAGATTAACGCTTCTAACAAGATGGTCGGAGCCTTAATGAAAGACTTAGACAAATACAGAGGTGTTAATGCAACTTCAAACGGGGACATGGTTAGCGAAGGCGAAATCAAGTCCAACAATGCTAAAGGTATTTCTGGGGGACACGTTCAAGCTAACGCAGTCACTCAATAATACATAAATAGACTATTTAACCCTTTAATAAATAGTTATTCCCATTGAATAGGGCAAAAATCTCTCGCTTGAATAGCGTAAAAACTCACTCATACAGTGGTTAGAAAGGAAACAAAGTATGGAAAAAGACGAAACGTTCTTCAACGGATTCGATGATGACATCTTAATTGGTGACGACTTCGATGACGACAAGGACAAAACCGGTGACGAGGACAAGTCAAAGGAAGGAAACAAAGGAAGTGGTGACGACACCTCCAAGAATACAGACACCGCTGACAAGGACAAAGACACCAAATCATCTGATGACAAGGATAAGTCGGGTGACGTCAAATCCGACAAAGACAAGACTGACGATGACGAAGCTGCCAAAGAGGCTGAACGAAAAGCTAAAGAGGCAGAAAAAAACGCAAAGTATGCTGAACAACGCCGTAAAGCAGAGGCTGAAGCCAAAGCCAAGAAGGAACGTGACGAGGCAGAAAAGCGTATTCGGGAGGAAGCCACTCTAAAGGCTGAACTCGGAGCATATAAGGTTAATCCTTATACAAACGAGCCTATTGTCGATGAAAATGACCTCCACATCTACAAAATTCAAAAACAAATTGAAGAAGAAGGTGGAGACCCAGTCAAAGACTTAGGCAAGAAAATGGCTGAACTTGATCGTAAGTCTGCTGAAGAAGCCAAGAAACGTGCTGAAAAGCAGAAAGAAGAACAAGATAGGCTAAATGCTCAAGCTCAAGAAGAAGTCAAAGAACTTCAAGACGCTTATCCAGAGTTAAAGGTTAGCGAACTTAAATCTGATCCATTGTGGGTCGAAGCATTTAAGAAAGATGGTGGACGTCTAACTCTTAAAGAAATTTATGAGTATAAGTATCTACCTAAAGTTAATTCTAAAAACAAAGATAAGAATAATGATGATGACGATGACTCCAATTCTAAAAAGCTGACTAAAACTCCAAGTTCTCAAGCCAATGGAAAAGCAACTCCAAAAAGTTACTTAGAGATGTCTGATGAAGAGTATCTCGCCTCTGAAAAAGAGAATAGCGAAGATTTCTTCTAAATATAGATTCCTCTAAGATGCCAAACAGGAGGAAATAAACATGTCGGCACAATTACCAAATATGGTAACTCATGGTGAGTTATCAGTCGAGCAAATCGCTCACATTCAAAAAAACATCTTAGTCTTTATTAGAAAAGACACATTCTGGGACAAATTCTGTTCACATACAGTAGTTCCAGCAGGTTCTTCTTCAATTGAATGGAGAAAACTTAACGTTCCTGAATTAACACCTTCACAAATTTCAAATTTAACCGAAGGCGTTACACCAGCAGGATTACAACTTGAATATGTCAAGTTTGTTGCAACACCAGTCGATTACGGTTCATGGATTGGTTACACAGACAAATCAAAACGTTACAACTACGATGACGTTGTCCGTGATGCCAAAACAGTCCTTGCTCAAAGAGCACGTGACGAAGCCGAAATTCGTAAGGCTATGCAATTCATCTCCGGTACTTGCACAATGTCAATTACCAGTGGTGACAAGAAATTCTTAGGTGACTTACTCAAAGCAAGAACAATCCTCAAGAAAAATCACATTAAACCACTTAGTGGTAACAAATATGGCTGTATTCTCGGCCCAGAACACGCTGCAAAAGTCTTATTAGACTATGCTGCTGAAATCACACATACTTCTCAAAAAGAAGCCGTCATCGATGGTTATATCGGTGAACTCGGCGGATTCATTCTCTTCGAATGTGCTGACGAAGTCATGTACAAGAGAAATGCAGCCGCTGATGCAGTCGCAGCAGTCGCAGGTTCCCCATTAGCAGCAAACGCAGCAGGAACAGAAGGTGTTGTTTACTACACAAGAGCTTCTTCTGCAGCAGGAGCAGGCTATCACAATGACGGTACCTATGCTTATACCAAAGCATCTTCAATTCCGGGAACACACGAAGCAAACGTTTACTACCCATTAACAACAGAAGGTAGTGATGCAGTAGTTGCTTCAACTGAATCCTATGTCTTGTTCATTGGTAAAACCGAATACGGTATGCCAGTTCAAACAGTTGCCTTTGGTGACTCTTCAGTTCAAGTCATCGACAAAGGTCTTGGTTCTGTTCCATCAAAAGATGGTTCCGGAAACATCCTTCCAGATGCCTTAAATCAAAGAGGTTCTGTTGGTTACAAAGTTATGGGCTTTGCAACAAGAATTCTCGCTGATGAAGCAATTATCCGTGGCTTATTCGTTGTTGACGACGATTCTGCAGAAGGCGGAGATTCACTCTCAGTCTCAGATTCCAGCCGTTCCGGTTACTCTGCTAAATCAGTCTCACCGGGTAACTAAGGATACCTTAACTCAATAGGCTTGGTGGGTGCCTTAAAACCCACCTTCAGAAAAGAGGACTAAACAATGCCAAAAAAAGACACAAGAAAAATTCTTATTCCTGAAGACCCATCAAATCCTGACTTAAAGGTAGTTCACTTCCAACACAACGGAATTGACAAGTATGTGGTTCTTGGAAAAGTGACAGTTGTTCCTGATTGGTTATTCGAGAACAACCCACTCTACGCCAAATACGAAGTGAAATAAGAATTAGGGTGGTGGAGATCACTCTGCCACCCACAAATATCAGTTGATAGTTTAGTTAGAAAAATTGGTAATGGTAATTAAAGCAATTTGGCAGCTTACCTCGACCATTGCATGACTTAGGTGCAATTCCTAATTAACTGACCGAAAGAAAGAAGGCATAAATATGTTATTAAGTAAACTTGTCTATTTATCAATTAAAAATGCTATTTACTACGATGATAGTTCTTTTACTTATTCGACATTTTTAGAAGGTAAACACGACAACAACCCACAATATGCTACAAACATTAACAATATATTTACGCCTATTAACGAAGCAATTTCTCGTTTAAGCGATTTAGAACGTATCCCTTACAAAGTTGCTTCCTTTAATTTTTCTTCTCTTTCAGAAGGCAATATTCTTCAAGTTAGTAATTCTAAAGAAGTTGTTAGTG